AACTGCCCGACATCACCCGTGACATACCCAAGGTAGTCGTCGCCACCGTGTATGTTTGTACTTTGTGTCATACCCGCTCCAAGCAAAGCAGCCTGGATAAGACACATGTGTACGTAAGAATTTCCGGTAGTGGTGGTCGTCTCCCCAGACCACCTCTGACCTTTGACACGTGCGACGACACCATACCTAGTCCACACACGCACCGAAACATTCTTCGCAAACTCCCGCACAAACCACAACGGGGCTCCCAATTTCATGTAGAACATCGCCTCTGGTTTGCGAAATTCTGCACTTTGGCTCCCATCATTATTCTTTGCGTCGCACTCCACTGGCTCTCCCACGGAGGTCTCCATGACATCACCAAGCTCCTCCCCGGACACACCACACGCATAGACAACCCGGTTGCCTGTGTTCATGGGGTTCCTCAGAGAGAAAACCTGCTTCATCCTGTCGTTGAGTTCCATAACGACAGCCCCAGTTATAGCATTGTACATATCTGTACCTTGATATACAATGCGCGGCTGGGCCCCGTGGTCCTTCAGGAGCACTTCTTGTTTCGCGAACACATGTTTTGTGTCACCATCGAAAGTCCACTCTGAGCCCCGAAGGGCATCTGCCAACCGCTCGGCCTTCGCTCCACCACACTTGCGAAAGTACTTCTCAAGGAGGTACTCATCGACTCTAATGGGTTCCAAAGGATTAAACTTGGTCATGAGAATCTCGTGGCCAATTTTGAAGGAATCCATTGTTTTTGCAGAAGGAGAGAAATCACACCTCTTCTTCATAGCGTGCATAGTGGCACCGGCGGTATTTGTGGGGACTGTCACTGGTACTCCTGCTAGAATGGCGCCCTTTGCGACTCCCACATCAGGGGAGTCGTCCTCTTTTTCGCGGCACACATTCACAACTGGCACAATGTTCTCGAATCTCACCTCGTTATCGTAAACAGTGTGGGCATTACGCTCCAAACCGTCCTGCTTGACAACACCCCGGACACGCTTGTGCCCGGGCTTTTTGTGAATATTGATGGGAGGCATCCTCCCAAACTGAATCTTATTCATTTTGTTCATGTTTTGTTTTG